CGGGCTGGAGGACGGCATGCACGTAGTACACCGAGCGGACCCGCACGATCAGCAGCGTGTCCCCGGCGGCCACCGCCAGCCCGGCCACCACGCGCGCGGTGATTCGGATACCGGTGACGTCAGCGAGGCACGCCCCGCCAGACGCAGCGGTCACCGCGGCGCCCACGACCTGGCCCTGACCGGCCAGTGACACGCGGGTATCAGCCCAGTCAGCCATCTAAAGCACCCCCACAGTCAGGCGAGTGCCGTCGGGTGAAGCTCACCGGGGGACGAGCGTGGCACGGGCTGGTGTGACGGTGAGGTCCATGCCGTATTTGTCGAGGACTGCGGTGAGTTCCGTGAGGCAGGCCTGCATACGGGCCTGCTCGTGCTCGGCGAGGAGGCGCCGGGCCTCGGCCAGCGGGGCATCTTCCTGCCCGCTCGGCGGCTGGGAGTCTTCCTGCGTGTCGTCCATGGCTGCCCCCTATGCCAGTGCAATCGTCGTGGTGGTTCCGCTGCTGCCCCGGTATTTGAGGGCGCCCGCCTCCGTGTACAAGATCCCGCCGCCGGTCGGGTCCGTGGTGGGGGCCGCAGTCGCGTTCTTCATCGAGATCACAGACCCGGTTGCGCCACCGAAGTCCGAAGACGTGCCGCCGAGCTGGAGGCTGTTCGTGTAGAAGCTGATGGCCCGGTGGACGATCGCGCCGGAGTTGCCGACTTCCAGCGTTGCCGTGCCGCCCGAGTTCTTCACCTGGAAGATCGCCAGCCCGCCGGCGATGCCGTTGACCACCAGGCCAACCGTTGTGGTATCGGTCTGCTTGACCTCAAGCTGCGACTCCGGTGCCTCGCCGATCGCCATGCCGACGCCGGTACGCCCTGTGCCCTTGACCACGAAATCGTCCCGGCCGTTGTGCCTGATGGTGATCGGGTTGCCGGTAGTGCCGCCGTCGGTCGACGTGACGAAGATGCCCTGGCATGCTGTGCCGCCGGCGCCGTCCTGGGTGAGGTCGATGGAGATGGCTGCGGCGCTGGCGTCGCCGGACGCAGATCCGCTGTCGTTGCGGTGGGTGATCTTCACGGCTCCACGCGCGTACTCGGAGCTGGTGATCTGTACGGCGGACGTGAGCGGGTTGTCGCTGATCAGGTTCAACGCGCTCGCAGTGTCCGTGCCGGCCGTTCCGGCCTGGTAGATCGTCACCGCATGCTCGGTCGCGCTGGTGGTCTTGAAGAACGCTGACCTGACCGCGATATCGGTAGTGATGCCCCCGGTCAGGGCGCCTCCGGTCGTCGAGACCTTGCCATTGATCTGGTTCTGTAGGTCGTCCAGGGCGGTGTTGAGGGGGACGTCCCATCCTGTCTGCCCGGATACGGGCTTGGTGACCATTTGTCATCCTCCGTAGGTTCCGCCGCCATAGGTGCCGGTGCCATATCCGCTGCTGTGGGACGACCCGCCTAGGACGCGCAGAGTGAGAGTCATCGTGCCCGGCATGTATGGCAGCGACAGGGCCTCGATCATGCAGAGGGCTGCGGTGAGCCCGGCCCCGGTGACGGAGACGACGTCACCGAGCTGGAGGCCGGGATGGGGCACCATCGTCACGTTCAGCCTGCGTGAAGCGGTGCGCCGCAGTCTCGCGAGGGTCGTCTGTGCGGCCTTGCGGCACTGGGCAACCGTGGTCAGCAGCGGGGAGGAATAGAAGTATGGGACGGGCAACGGGGAGAACGGGCCGTCGATCCGGTACGGGCTGGTCAGGTCGTAGGCGGTGCCGCGCAGCTGGTTGCCGTCGGTGTTCTCGCCTTGCGCGACCACCACGTTGAACGCCCCGTCACGGGTGGTGGCGCCCTGCCAGCGCACGACGGTTCCGCCCACGCCGTCGGTCAGCTCAAGAACCGGGCTGCCGGTGTCGTCCAGTTCGTCGACGAGCAGGATGCCGTCCTCGGTGACCCGCGTGTCGGCGGGCCAGGCGTCGACGACCTCGTTGAGCGCGCCGAGCCGGTCCTCGTCCCACTGCATCGCGAGCGGCACCGCCCGGTCGACAAGAGCGTCACCGAACTGCACGGTCAGGGCGGGCTCGACCAGAGCCCGCACGGTGGAGACCAGCGTGTCACCAGAAGCGGGCTGGAACGGGGAGACGAACCGGGCCTCATCGACGAGCGTGAGCAGGCCCTGAGCGGTCACGGTGACGGTGTCGCCGTCGGCCGCACTGTCGGTGATCAAAAACCAGCCGCGCTGGAGCCACTCGAAGCCGCCGCCGATGTCAACGCCGTAGGAGATGTGCAGCTGCTGCCCGAAGGAGGCGAGGGGGTGGTCCGGGTCGGCTCCGGGGTCCCAGTCGACGCCGCGGACCTCGCGGGGCACGGTCAGGGTGACGCGTTCGGGGACGTTCAGGGACCGGTCGAGGTCCTCGCCGCCGTCCGCCACCGGAATGTCATCGGCGAGGAGTTCGCCGTCGCGCCACGACTCGGCGCGGACCTCCATGACGAAGGAGCGCTGCACGATGGCGAGCGCTTCGGCAGACATGTCCAGCACGTCAGCCGCCGAAGTCGTAGATGGCGATGTCCAGGAGCGTGCCGGGCGTGAAGTCGTCAGCCAGGTCCTGCAGGGTGGCGTAATTATCGGCCAGGTCCTGGAGCGTGAAGCCTACGGCTTCCAGGCCGTCGGCCCAGCCTTCGACCTTGACGGCCTCCAGATGCCAGTAGCGCACCTCGTCGTACCAGGTGGGACTCTCGGTGTCGGCGGGGATCGCGTAGTACCCGTCCAAGCGCGCCAGAGTGGTCTGTTTGCGGATCAGCACGACGCCCTCGGTGGCCTGGTCGAGGACTTCATCAAGCGCGTCCCCGGCCTCGTCGGTCAGCGTGCGCACGGCGATGGTCCCCGACGGGCCGGAGCGGCGCCGGGAGACGACCACCGTCCGGCCGCCCACATTGAAGAGCGTGGCGTCGCGGTTGCGCTGCTTCTCGGCATAGGACTGGAGGGTGACCGGGGCACCGATGCCACGGATCGCGTCGGAGATGACGTCCGTGGCGACGGTGGAGGTGATGGGGCCGGAGTGGACGAGAGATTCATCGCCAAGGCTGTCGACCAGCCGGGCCGCGTAGGTGACCGGGACACCGAAAGGTTGCTCACCGTCCACGCGCACCAGCGCATCCTGCCCGACGACGTTCACACCGCTGGCGCCCCGCAGCTCAGTCAACTCTCCGCCGACCTCCCGGAAGATGGTCGCGGTAACCACGTCGCCTGCGAGCATCTCGGTGACCGCGACGAGGTTGCGGGGCGGGAACACCGACTGGGGGGTGGTGGTGATGTCGCCTTTGGGGATGTCCTCGCGCAGCCGCAGTACGGCAGCCGCGCCCGTGGAGGCGCTGGACAGGGTGGCGGCCACGGTGGGCGCCTGTACGCCCGACCCGGACGACACGGTGGCCGAGGCTGCCCCGAAGCGGGCTGAGTTGCCGGTCGCCGCCGCATCGTCGGCGCGCTCGGTGACGGCACCGAACGAGACGCCGGTGGCCGTGATCGCCTGGGCGGACATGGTCACCGTCGAGTCGGGCAGCGCGTAGCCCGCCCACGCGAAGTCGCCGGCCTTGAAGGTCAGTGCCGACGAGCAGGCAGCCGAGAAAGATGTGCCGGAGCTGGTGTCCTCCCCGCCGGTGGCGGCCCACAGCCAGCCGACCCCTGCACTGCGCGCCAGCAGGGCGATGTATCCGCAGATCACGGAGCCGCTGGCACCGGACGGGATCGTGGCCGTCGGCTGCGCGTCACCGCCCGCCATGACCCGCACGAACCACGTCAGCCGGCGCGGGCCGGTACCGGCGCCGAAGGTGCCGCCGCCTCCCGAGAACGACCCGGCCCGCGTCCATCCGACCGGTGTCGACGGGATGGGGTCGTCGGGGTGGGCAGAGACGACTTGCAGGAGGCCCAGATGCCCGGCGGACGGTGTGACGGGGTATCCGGCGGTGATGGAGTCGGCGTGCTGCACAAGCGCGCTGTTGGAGACGAACGTGATCGCCATCAGCGCCTGCCAACCTTCTGCCGGAACGCCTGCCGCTGCTCCGACTCGCTGATCATCGGCCGGACCGTGCCGCGTACCGCTCCGAGGAACTCCCCGGAGTCGAGGTACAGCTCGCCGGTGAACTGGCCCCCGCCAGAGGCGCCAGAGCCCGTAGCGGCCAGGCGCACGTTGGCAGCGCCTGCGCTGCTCGCCGTCCTGGCGGAGGTGGCCATCTGCACCCGCATGGCGTTGAGGTCGTCGAACATCTTCACGCCGTACTTGCGGACTGCGGCGGC